CCAGTCTGGCCTCCCTGATCCGTAGTTTGGTCCTGTTGACTACCACCTTGACCTCCTTTTTGATCCCCTCTTTTTTCTCTTCCTGACTTGACACTCCCTGATCCGCTGGAGGTGCTTCCTGCGACGTCTGTTCCAACTCCTCTGCCCAAGCTGGAAAAGTCCAGATTGGTAATTGTATTTAGATTCATTACCAAATTAACCGTATTGGAAACTAAGTTGGTCGAAGTTGTTGTTGTGGTTGTGGTAATTAGACCTTGGCAGGGGTTAACACCTTTGTAGGTGGTGTAAGTTTGAGCCATCCAGGAGTCAAAAGTTCCGTCCTGGAGCTGCTCATAAGTGAATGCCTTAGTTTGCCCATAATAGGAGACCATAATGGGGGCAGACATGTCTGCATAGATTGTCTTGATCTCCTTGGTGCAGGGATCAACATAATTATACATAAAAGACTGCCCCTTGAGGGACAGTCCTATAAAGATAAAAAGAAATAATATTTTAGTTTTTAAAGACACCTGATTTGATGAGATTTTCAACTACTTTTGTGCAAGCAGTTTCTAGAGACTTTCTAGTTGCTTTACCAACTGTGCTCTGGGAAAATTTCATATCAAGTGATTTAAGGAAGGACTCACCAGTCTTTGTGGATTCACCTTCACCAGAACCTATGTAGATCTGTCCTGTTTGTGCGTCAACGAATCTAACCTGAAGTCTAATAAAAGTAGTAACAACAACTTTTGATTTAGCTCCTTCAACAGTTTCATCTTCGTCGACTGCAAAATCTGCTACGGTAGCGTAAACAAAGTATCTTGCAGCTTTGATTTTTCCTTTACCGTCGATTGGCTCTTCAAATACCCCTTTTTTAGAAGCTTTGAACTGGGCTACCATTCTTTCTTTAATTTCAGACTTTTCTTCAGTGAAGACGAATCTTCCTGTTTCGTCAAGATAGTCTAGAACAGATTCTGCAAACCCTAGCCCTACATTTTTCTCCTGAAGAGCAGGATACATTTGAAGAACTTTAGTAAGGTCAACATTGACAACCTGAATTGCATACTTGATAGAATCGGTGTAGTTGGACACCGAAGAAATAGATTTCACCTCAACCTCGTCCTTCTCTGTCGTGGTCTTCATAGATCCACAGCCGGACAGGGTCACGACTGCTAGAGCTACGAAAACGTTAAACCACTTTCTTACCATGGATCTTCTTCTTTAGGTTCAGGTTTAGCTGCAGGCTTAGTCTCTGCAGGTGCTTTTTCTACAGTTCTTTCTTTGATGATTGTTGTAGTTCCGCCCGCTGATTGCTTCTGTTGGTTGGTGTTGTTGTTCTCCAAATTTAGATTAATAACAGGAGCTGCTGCTGGGGCTGCTTGTTCTGTCTTAGCCTCTTCCTTTGGTTCCTCTCCACCAAGATGGGTAGCAAACCATGCTCCTCCTGCAGTTACTGCAGTTGTGAGAGCTCCGATGATTGCTTTTTTTACTGCGGACATTCCGCCTTCTGCTGATTCGTTTTCTTCTGACATAGTGTATTTTAGTTATTTTTGTGCCCGTTATATATCCACAAAAAAGCCCCAGTTTCCCGGGGCTTTGTCTGAATTTTTTAGAATTTATTCGATTGATGTAACGTTAGAAAGAGATGTTCCATCTTCTTCGTCCACCTTCTGAATTAGCATCTTGTCTCTGTCTTCAGAATTGAACCAGTAGTCAACTACCTTGTTCAAATTGCCGACAAATGCACCAAGAAGGATCAGAAGTAATTCTTTCCAATCTTCCCCAATAGAGGCTCCCATGAATACTGCTGCGTTGATCCCAACAATGATTAAGGTAAATAACCCTAATACGATTGCTGTAATTCTCCAACGATTAGCTTGCATCTGCTGGAGCATGTAGTAGAATCTGTTCTTAGGATCTACTTTTACTGGTTCTGCCTGTGAGAAACCTAGTACTTTTTTGAGTGTGTCTTTTGTGTTCATTTGCTTACGATTATTTTTGCTTGATTTTGTTGTGATTGCGATGTAATTGTTAGAAGGTAAAAACCGTTGTCTAGTTTAGATAGGTCGGTAACGTATCTATAAGTTCCAGAAGGCATCTTCTGTTCTATAATTTTAGAAACCTCTCTACCAACTAGATCTCTAACGTCCACTTTAACCGGACCTTCTTCCTTGATCTTAAATTCAAATTGAACTACTCCGTCGGTTGGATTTGGGAAAACGATAACTTTATTTAGTTCGTCAAGGGTGACTGGAGATTTAACTACTCTTCTAACCTCAACTACCCCGTTGGTTGGTCTGATGTTCATGTCGTTAGAAGAAGCATCTCCAACGTATTTAGCTCCAGTCCAAAGAGCTGCATTTCCCCACTGGTCCTGTGGTTTCTTAGCCACGAACTGGATAGTAAAAGCCTGTTCTCCATCTGTCAGCATGTTGGTGTTGGTTAGGTCTGCACCACCCCAAGAAATTACTCCGTTAGAAGGGTTCATGTAGGTTGTCCACTTGAACATCTTCTCTGAGTTCTGGATAGTTTTGAATTCTAGCAGAGCTGTATCATACTTAAGATCTAGCTGAAGAGCCCCTAGAGATTGACCTCCGGTAAGAACTTTAACTGGAATGTTGACTAGATTTCCCTCGTCAACTTTAACTCCAGGCATATTAACTTCGATCTCATTGATGACGTCGTCATACTGAACAGTCTCGTCGATGATGTACTTCTTAGCATTAGCTGGGTTGATAATCTTGATAGGAGTCAAACGAGCCATTTTAAAGCCTGTGTTGTTGGCGTCCCCTTTAACTGCAACATAGTAGGTGATAGAGTCCCTACCGTTGACGTAGTAGGTGAAGTTTGTAGTTCCTGCGATGGTTGAAGTGTTATTAGAAGAGGATCCGTTGATTGTGCCATACTCGGAAGTTGTAAAGAAGAGCACGTCTTTAACTGAATTCTGCCACTTGGTGAATCTTCCTGCAAGTCTTCCGTAGACGGAGTAAACGTCTGCAATCGAGATGTTTCCATCTGTTCCATTAACGTCCATTGTGTAGAAGTCAAATCCAGTTGGGGTATACGAAGCGAGCATTACCTGGTTGATCTTCTGTGCATCTGCTGTAGAGTAGACAGATCCAGGTGTCATTGTATCCCCTTGAACCACCATTCTTACATCCCAGTAAGTTGTGTCTAGGAACTTTTTAAATACCACGTGTCCGTTGGTGTTGGTCTTGTCCGAAGCAACCTGGGCCCAGGTAGAACCGGTCTTTGGCTTCTTCTCTAAACTGACCCAAAGGTTCTTGGCGTTGGATCCTGTCGTGTTGATGAACTTTCCAGCAAACCTCAGAACCTTCTGGTTGAAACGTCCACCATAGGAGTAAACCACCAGAGTGGTGTCGTTTGCAAAGTTTGTAGAAGCAGAGTTGCTGAACGAACCAACCCCTGAGATCTTCAACGTCTTGATGCTGTCCAAGGTGTTCCAAGTGGAAGAAGCAGCGTGGGTGAATGTTAGATCGAACGTTGCTCCGTTGGAATAGTTAAACGTTGAGCTGGTTCCAGTGTAGACCAGGGTCACCGTTAGATGCCCAGACGTGTTATTGTCCGTGTACTGAAGGTACTGATCTGTTGCTGAAATTTTTAGAGACGGGACGACAGCGGTAAAAGCCGTTTTGTCGTAGAAGACTCTGAACTGCATACCGGTAATTTTCTCCGATGTGGAGGTGTTGTAGAAGTGAAGTGGAGCAACCGTGCTACCGGTGGTGGTTGTTCCCACTTGGTACCCAGAGTCAATGACGACCCAGTGCCCAGTTCCAGGCGAGGTCGATGAACTCTGAGCAGACAGTCCCAGGAAACCTGTGACTGCGACTAGAAGTGCAACTAATTTTTTCATGTGTGTTTTGTGTTTTTTATTTTTGTGTGTTTTTAATTTGTTCTTGTGTGTGCTGGACTAGCCAGGGTTCGGGGTTCTTGAGCTTTCTGATAAATTCTAGTTCATATTTATAACAATAATTTTCTTCTTTCTCCACTGGAAACTTTGCCCCCTTTCTGGACAGGTAGAGATGGAGACTCTCGTGAACCAGAACTGCTGCAAGATTGTTGATGGAGTTTAGACCTATTTCTTTGGTTGAAATGTAGATGATTCCCCTTTCCTCCTGAGTAATCTCGTTAGAGGAGAAGTCGCTGACCCAGAAAGAAACTTTAGAACAGTTGCTTTCCAAGAGAGAATATTTAGCTGAGTCAGTCTCTCTAATTAGAGAGATGGCAGAATCTATTTTTTGATCCCATCCGTCCCCAGCCTTGTCCACTTGGATCTGTCCAAATAGAGGGGCTATCAGCAGGAATGAAAGTAAACGGATCAAAATCAATCACTAGGGTATTTTTTAAAGGGTCTCCGTATATATCGGACGTTAGAGAGAAAGAAATAGATGAATATAATTTTTTAATGAGATTTTTGTGCAGTTAAGCTCATCCTCCCCATGAGAGTGGATATATACAATATGGATAAAGAAAATTACGTTTACTGCACAACTAATAAAATAAACGGTAGGAAATATATTGGTTCCCACACCGGAAAAATTGATGATTCGTATTTAGGGTCTGGTGTAAATTTGAAAAAAGCAATCGAAAAATACGGGAGAGATAATTTTATAAAAAAAATATTATGGATAGGGCCAATTGAATTTAAAATGGAAATGGAAACATATTGGTGCGAATATTTTGATACTGGAAATAATAGTCTTTTTTATAATTGCTCATCTAAAGGAACCGGATATGAAGTAGGGAGGCCAAATTATAAATTATCCCAGTACATGAAAGAAAATAAAAGAGAAGCATGGAATAAGGGAAAAAATAGAGAAACAGATCCAAGGATAAAAGAATACTCGGAAAAATTAAAGGGGAAGACTTCCGGAATGGCAGGGAAAAAACCATGGAACTTGGGAGTGACCGGGGCAGGAGCTGGATGGAAATTTGATCCTAGGTCATACGAGAAATTATTTTGGGAAAGGGATAAAATCGAATGTGAATACTGTGGTGAATTTATAGGAATTAATAACATAAAAGTCCACATAAGAAAAAATCACATTGATGGGAAAGTAGTAAACCACGAGACTGGAAATAAGATAAGAGAAAAATTGAGTAAGTTTACATATTTAGCAATCAGAGGAGAGGAAAAAATAGAATGCTCGTCTTCCAGAGAGATGGAATTGATGCTAAATGTACCTCGTAAAGAAATCTTAGATAAGATTAAGAATGGTAAGATAACTAGAAACGGATTCTTCCTCTATAGAAAAGAAAAAGCCTCCAGATAAATCTAGAGGCTTTTTAATTTTAATATTTTTAAAGTTAATTAAGCTAGAAGGGAATAATATTCTTTAAAATGCTTAATACGGTCAGCTAAACCTATGGTTCCGCCGTTAACCCTTTTTGTTACTGCTGTTACTGTAGCATCATCGGCTCCTTTATCACAAATAGACCAAAGTCCATTAGTCTGAAAGAACCAAGCTGCGGAAGCCAGTGGATATTTAGTAGCAACCAAACTAGGATTAGCTAAAATATCGTCTTCTACCGTTTTATCAAAAGCAGCATAGTTTGACTTTCCAGTAAGCTGGATGAATCCAGCTCCTCGGTATTTCCATCCGTCACCGGAAGCTTCATCTCCATTACCCATTCTAGAAGAATAAACCTTGTTCGCAATTTTTTCTGGATTTCTCGAGTAAGACTCACTGATGTTTCCTGGGAAGTACTTAGGGAAGATCTTCTTCAGACCGTCAGCAGAGTAGTTTAAATTTTCGTTAACTGCCTTAAACCCTGCGGATTCGTGCCCCGCTTGAGAAAGGAAATGTGCAAGTCTAAGCACATTGGTGATGCCAAACTTAGCTGCGGTGGCAGGGATTTGAGCAATAACTGCATCTGGAATGTGTCCTTTTAGCTTGTCTAGCTTGAAAGACGAAGCTGGAATGGCTGCTGCTGGAGCTGCCGACTCAGAAATTCCTAATTTTGCTAGAGTTGCTGGACCAGCAATTCCGTCTGCTGCCATTCCGTTAGCAGCCTGCCAAGCTTTTAGTTTTGCCTCTGTTCCTGGGCCGAAGTTTCCGTCTGCTGCGAGGCCAAGTTTTTCTTGAAGAGCCTTTACCTCTTCACCTTTAGAACCTACTTTTAATGTCATTGTGTGTTGTGATTTTTTTTATTTTGGGATTTCCCACCTTATATATCGAAGGAAAACTGTCAATTTGGACTAGATATATATGACATGAAAAATTTAAAAACCTTCGAGGGATTTGAGTACTCTCCAGATCAAGATTTTAGCGAAAGCCTTCAGTATCACCTGGAGAACGATCTGGGTCTGCTCGAAAGCATCTACCGGATTGGATCTGAGTCCTGGATAGGACTAGTCAACGAGACTAGATCTCTACACGAGCAGGGTCTGCTGAATCTAAGCGAAGAAGATGCATTTATAATTTCAACCGATGCTGGTAAGACCGGAATCTACGAGGGAAAAGAAGTTTATCTAGATGTTCCATTCTTTGAAGGAGACGAGTTTGATGGGGATTCTTGGTTCGATCTGGAGGAAGATATCCTCTACGACGTTGCCTGGAAGTACCTGCTAGAAGCAGAGTATAGGGGCAGAAAGGTGAAGCTCGGCAAACCATTCAGAACACCTTCTGGTCCTAAGAAGTTTGCAGTCTACGTTAAGAACGATAAGGGAAATGTGGTTAAAGTTACATTTGGTCTTAAAGGTGCAAGGGTTAAGAACTACGACCCTGCAAGGGCGAAGTCCTTCCAGGCTAGACACAGATGCCACGATCCAGGTCCAAGATGGAAGGCAAACTACTGGGCTTGTAATGTTGGAAGATACCACAAGGCGTTGGGACTAGTTTCTGGCAGAACATGGTAACGGAGGAGGTTCCATATACCGAGGAGAATCTCGGAGAAGACACCTACATTAGAACATTTTCTGAGAACACTCTAGACGAAGATCTAAAGTGGCACTGGGACGAAGAAGACCGGGTGGTTCACCATCTGCATCCGACCGACTGGATGTTTCAGCTAGACAATCAGCTTCCCGAAAAGATCACAAAGACAACCTTTATTCCTGCTGGTGAATGGCACCGGATCATCAAGGGAACGGGAGATCTGTCTGTAAAAGTTGTAAAAATTCGAAACAAATAGTCCTTTCAGTCCGTATATTCATACGAATGAAAGACAAAGTTATTAAGATGGCACCAATTCTGATCTTTTCGATCGGTCTTTTGGGAGCTTCATTGTCCTCCAGCAGAGATAAAACGGATCGGGTAGTCAGAATTCCAAAATCAGACACCATCATTATTGTTAAACCCGCCGACACAGTTGTCAGCGTTAAGGGGAAAAAAGTTCTATTTATTGGGGATTCCCACACTGCATACACTAATGGATGGCAGGACAGACTCTGCAGAAGAACGGGCATGACCTATCTTAATACTGCAGTTGGTGGGAAGCAGACTGCATGGATGGTCGAGGAAGCGAGACAGAAGGTGACAGGATACTTCGACTACTGCTTTATCTATGGAGGAGCAAACGATATGGCCGGAAACAGGTCCCCCATGAAGTCGGTGAAGAACGTTCAAATCATAGTGGATCTCTGCATCAAGGCCCATGTTAAACCCATCGTTGTTACTGGATTCGATCCAATAACCTGCATCGACGTCAGAGGAAGAGATGCCTACCGAGGTTATCCTCAGAGGTATTCTAGATTCCAGCAGCTGCTCGTTGACTCCATTAAAGGAGCAACAGTCGTTAAGACCCACTACATTTCTAGAACTGACTGTGGGGACTTTCTCTGCCACATGTCCGCTTCTGGACACCGAAAGATGGCGGACAGTATCATTAAAACAATTAAATTTAAAACAATAAAATAATGTTTGAAGTAAGATTTAAGGATATAAATCCAGATAGTGGAGATGTCTCACAGGACAAAATCATCTGCAAATGCGAAGATCATGAGGATGCTTTCTGGGTTCAGAAGTCACTGGAATACCAGTGGTTCTCAGAAGACGGAGCACAAGATCCGAATCGTGAATTTTATATTAAGAGAAATGGCTAAGTTAATTAGAGAATCAGACGGGGAAGGAGAATCTGGAATGAGATCTGAAGCAATCCAGTGGAATGAAGATGGAACCTTCGATAAGGTGATTTCAAATCGACCAGTGGTTGGATGCTCTATGCTGGTCGGGTCTGTTACTGCAAGATCATATTCAAATCGAGACTGGTGGTTGACCACCAAGGTAACCGAGATTTTAGAGGAAAAAGAGGAGGACGGTGTCCTCTATGTTAGGTTTAAAACTGGCAATAGCATCTACGGATTCTGGTTATAATTCCATCCCTTTTCCTGATATATAGAGAAAAATTATTCTCTAATGGCATCAGGACTTATCTGGAAAGGCGAATGGGCAGGACCACCATCTTCGTTCACCTATTATATCAACGAATGTGTTACGTACGAAAACATCTCTTATGTTTGTGTGGCACCGACAGGATTCGTTCCCCCAGGATCTAGTGGTCCAAATTTAGATACAACCAACTGGAACATAGTTGTAACCGGCCAGAATGGTTCACCAGGAACCTCTGGAACCTCTGGAACCTCTGGATCGTCTGGAACCTCCGGAGTTAGTGGGGCAACAGGAGCAGATGGAACTAGCGGAACTTCTGGATCATCAGGAATCTCTGGAGCAACAGGTGCAGATGGAACTTCCGGATCATCAGGAACTTCTGGAGTCAACGGAGCAACAGGTGCAGATGGAACAAACGGAACATCTGGGGTCAACGGAGCAACAGGAGCAGATGGAACTAGCGGAACTTCTGGATCATCAGGAAT